CGCCTGCCCGGCGCGGGCATCGAAGGCAGCGGATTTATTCCGGGGGCAACAGAGGATAGGCCAGGCATCACCCGCCTGCCCGGCAAGACGATCCACAAGTGCAAGTAATGACCGAACTCACTCTCTTCTGCTCCAGCGCCCTCGTCGTGTTCGCCCTCGGCCTGCAGCAGCTCAACGTGCAGGGCAATCACTACGTGCTCGCCATCATCACCAGCTACGCCATCGGCGCGCTCAACCTGTTCATCTGGCACACCGTGCCGCACATGAGCTGGTCCGAGATCTTCGCCACCCTCAACGGCGGCCCCGTCGGCATCATCGCCGCCATGTGGTCGCACCCGAAGCTTGTGAAGATCATCCTGAGGCGTAAAGCATAACCATGCGCACCCTAGACCTCAACGAAGCCGCCCAATTCCTGCGCCTGCACCCGCACACGCTGGAGGCGAAGGCGCGCGCCGGAGAGGTGCCGGGGGCCAAGCCGGGTAAATGTTGGGTCTTCCTTGACGTTGACCTGGCCGAATGGCTACGCGCACAATACCGTGATAAGACTCAGGGAGAAACAGAATGTCGCTCTACAAGCGTGGCAGGATCTATTGGTGCAAATGGACGATCCGCAAAACAGAGATTAGAGAAACTACTGGCACAGCCGACCACCAAGCCGCGCAGGAATACCACGACCGCCGTCGTGCTGAAATTTGGCGAGAACAAAAACTTGGCGACGTCCGCATAGCCAGCTGGGAAGAAGCCGCCCTGCAGTGGGTCGAAGAACACGCCATCCACAAGGCCAGCTACGAGACCGACCGCGTCCGCTTGATATGGCTCAACGAGAGACTGGCCGACAAGCCGATCACCCACATCACCACCGACGCACTGCTCGCCATCCGCAAGGAATTGATGCAGACGCGCGCCGCCTCCACCGCCAACCGCTTCCTCGCCATCGTCTCCGCCGTGCTCAACTACGCGCACGCCAAGGGGCTGTTGGCTGGCGTGCCGAAGATACCCTACCTGCCGGAGAACAACGACCGCTTCCTGTGGATCACCCGCGCACAGGCCGACCGCTTCACCGCCGCCCTGCCTGATCACCTGTCCGCCATGACCAGACTCGCGCTGTGCACCGGCCTGCGCCGCGCCAACGTCACCGGCCTGATGTGGGAGAACATCGACATCGAGCGCAAGATCGCATGGATCTGGCCAGACGAGGCCAAGGCAGGCAAAGCGATACCCGTCCCGCTCAACACAGACGCGATCGCGGTGCTAAAGGAACGATCCGAGCAAAAAAAGAAACTCAAGAAGATCACCATCGCCGATGCCCGCTATGTTTTTACGTTCCGAGGGAAGAAGATCGAGCGCACCACCACCAAGGCGTGGTACACCGCCGCTACAGCCGCCGGCATCGATCCGGCATTTACCTTCCACGGCCTACGCCACACCTGGGCAAGCTGGCACGTAATGAGCGGGACGCCGCTGACGGTACTGAAGGAACTGGGCGGCTGGGCCAGCCTGGACATGGTGATGAAATACGCCCACCTCGCACCCGGCTACGTGGCCAACTACGCCGAGAACATCACCAGCGCGGCGCAGGCCCGTGGGTGCAATTCTGGGCACAGCGCCGAAGATGTTAGCGAGGACTATCGCCAAGACGGCGGGAAACTGGGGTGGCTGATGGGGCTCGAACCCACGACAACTGGAATCACAATCCTACAGCGCAAGAAGAAAGCCGCGTAAATACAGATAGATGGAAATTAATCATGTGCCGAAAAGACGCCTCAAAACACGGCGAAGTCACGTAGACGCCGAGCAAAAATTGGCACAGCGAATCTACCTTCATTGCCCCACAAAAAAAGTTGTTGACTATACGCGCAATGCGCGTATAGTGAGAACCGTCGGCACAGCGCAGACACCGCACCTCGGGACTCGGGGATTGGAGAATAAAATGACTGCATACCACCTACCCGTAATTAACGTCATCCCATCTGATTACAATGGCAACCCGCAAGCCGCCTTAGGGTACGCATGGCAAGACCTTGAAAATAAAACACCTGGATCTGATGTAATCGCCATCAAAGATCCAGAGACAGGCATCGATTACAAGGCGGCAGTCAAAGCCAAGATGGCCGAAATGGGCATCACAAAGGCAGCCTACAACTGCATGTGGTGTGGCGGCGTCTGGGACGTTATGGAGCTTTCCGAGCAGGAGCCAACCCCGGAAAAAACAGAAGCCTCAGGGGAAGAACTTACAGAAACAGCCGCGATTGTTGCAGCCTTAGAAAAAATTGAAATCGAAGAGCAAGAAGCGCGTAGTAAACATCATGCGGGGTATTGCATAAAATGCCATACCTACTGCTACGGAGATTGCGACGCATAAATGAGCAAGGCCGCCTCACGGCGGCCTTGCTTTGCTGATGTAACACCTGTTTATGTTTCAATCCATCAGGCCGCTCGCGCGGCCCGCTAACTGCAAGGAGAGTGTGCCATGACATCGATCAAGCTGCAACGCGCCTATGCTCTGTGCAATCTGGCCAACATGTCGGTAACCCGCAAAGCCATCCAACAGGAGTTGGACACCGAGGCCGAGATGCTCCACGACCTGACCGCGAGGCAACTCGCCGCCGTAATCCGGTTGATCGAGCGAAATTACCACAAGGGCCGGGCAGCGACCAACGCGGAGATCGTGGACGGGGATGCGTTATGGATCGGCTCTGACATCAACAAGCTGATCCCGCTCGCCGCGCTGCGCGCGCTGGTCATCGCCGAGAATGAATTCGGCGGCAGACACTCGCATCAGCCAGGGGTCGCATAATGAGCGCAGAAAAATGGTCCGGCGCTGGCCGGATCAATGTGTTGCAGCTCATGTCCATGCTGCATTACATCTCCCGCCATGGCGGCGTCGCGATCCCGGAACTGTGCGCCGATCTCGGCTTGTCTCGCGCCACCGTCTCGCGCTACATCAACACCGCAAAACATCAATACGGCGTTGATATCAACTGGAGAATCGATAACTCAATGCCATCTCACGGCGAGTACAGCATCGACGACTGGGGTGTTTTCGACCAATCCAAGGTGGATAAATTTTTAAAGAGGCCAAAATGAGCAATCATCCGAACCGGGGCCGCACCGAAAATGCGGCACGCAATCCAAACCCAGCCGAAATAAAAGCTGGACGTGAAACGCTTGGGCTTTCTCAGACTGCGGCTGCGCAGGTCGTCCACACGACTTGCCGGACGTGGCAGCAATGGGAGGCCGGAGACAGGCGGATGCATCCGGCCTTTTGGGAATTATTCGCGCTGAAAACTCACCACCGATAAGCCACCCCTATCCCAGCGAACCACCTCCCGTCCGTATCCAGCGAGGCATTCGTGCCGAGGTGCAACGCTTTGACCTGCAGCAGGTCTTCGCGCAGCAGGATGCGCCCTACCCGTTCGCCGCCGGGGGTGAGGCCGTAGCCTGCCCAAAGCTGACCGCGTTGTTCGGTGGCGAGCCAGGGGTGGGTGAGGCGCTGGGTGATGGCGGTGGTTTGACCGGTGGTGGTATCGAAAAGGGTGACGACGGATTGGGGGTGTTCGTCGCTGGGGACGATGGCGGAGGCGCTGACGTGCTGTGCGGGGTTGTTGCGGATCTCGGGCGGGAGGTCGAGCTGGTCCTTGGCGGCGGGGCCGACGACGACGACGCGACAGTCTTTAGGCTGGACGGTTTGGGTGCCGGCATTGGCGATGCGCTTGTCGGGCTGGGCGGGTTGCCAGTCGTCCACTGGCTGGGCGGGTCTGTAGGCCAGCCATGCGCCGAGCACGACACCGGCGGCGAACAGCGCCAGGAGAAGTACGACGGTGAGCAGTGCGCGCTGGGCGGTGTTTATGGCATTGAGGACGACCATTACTCACCCCCGCCTTTGTTGAGCGTGCTGTCGAAGGTGTAGCCGATGCCGACTAGCGCGATGAGGGTGTTGATGGTGGGGTCGTGGAGATGGCCTGCTTTGAGCAGCGCCCAGACCAGCTCGGGGTTGATGTTGTCCGCCGCGCCGGAGCTGACCGCCTGCCAGCTGGCGAGCAGGAGCAGCACCAGGACGATGCCGCTGCGGTCCGGGCTTTCGGCCAGCAGGTAGTCTTTGAGTGAGCCGCGATGCCGGCCGGTCTTGCACACCTTGCGGTAGTGCACGTAGGCGCCGAGGGTGAGGAAGATGAAGGCGGCCGCGAAGGAGAGGATGCTGGTGGTGTGTTGGGCGTCGTCCATCATGCCACCCCGCTGCTGTAGCTGGGCACGCCAGCGGAATCAAATGTTGCGGTCATCACTTGGCCGCGCGGGTGGTTGGCGGTGCCGACGTGTACCCAGGTGCCTTCCATGATGATCTGGTCGATGCTGCGCATTAGGTGCGGCTGATGCGAGACGTGGCGGACGATCTGCAGCGGCGTGCCGAATGCGCGGGCGGTGATGTCTGCCACATCGCCGCGCGGGTGGCCTTTGCGCTTGTAGTAGGCCGCCCACCCCGCCTCGTCCGCCATCACGCCGTGGCGCGCACACCAGGCGATGAAATCTTTTTTGCACAGCACGCGCTCCAATGCTTCGCAGCGATAGCCGGAGTTGATGACGATATACACCGGCCTACCCGCCTCTTCGCGCAGGCTGGTGCGCATCGGTTCCAGCACGTCTTCGGCCAGCCGGCGCAGGTTGTTGATGACCTCTGGCGGCGGAGTGTTGTCGATACCCAGCCGGGTGGCGGTGTCGGACTGGCACAGTTCGTCCCGTGAGAAGTGTTCTGAAAGCATCATAGTCATGGTCAACCTCCTTTGATTTTCGCCACGACGCCCGCCCAAAGTGCGGCAGCGAAGGCGGTGGTGACGATTGCGATGAAAACCAGCACGCCGTGGTCTGCGGCTTTGCGAAGACGCTTGCCGAAGCGCAGATCTTCGCGGAACTCTTCCACACTCTCCGGCTTGTCGATGTCAACGCCGAGGAGGGCGAACGCCTTCTTCACCGCGTGGTCAGCAGCTGCTGAGGCATCCGGGCACGGCCCCTCCGTATCGCTCGCCCTGCGCTTCATTTCGCGCACGGACATCAACATCCACCCAATGTTTTTTCTCGGCACAACGCCGCGAATGGCGAGCTGTAACCTGCGCACATGAGGCCGATGACGACGCCGGAGGTGATGTGTGGGTCGGCCACTGTTATTCCCCTTTTGATAAAAATCTACACAACTCACCCAACCGCGCCGGGCTGTACATCTCTGCTGCTGGGATGCCTATCGCTTCGGCGCACCATTCGGAGCAGAAATACTTGCTACCGTTTCGCCCGCCTCGGTTGAAGAGCTGGCCGCGAAACAGGCCGAGCCAGTCGTATGCGCGGCCTTTAGTCTGCTCGAAGAATGCCAGCACCTGCGCGACATCTGCCCAGAGCAGATCGATCACATCCCAATTGCCGTTGGTCAGGTCGATCTGCTTGGCGCGCACGCCGCTATCCATCAGGCTCGCCGAGAGGCACACGCCGCATACCACCAGCTCGCAATGCGAATAGATCGAGCCCGTCCACCAGCGCGTGATGCGGTTGCCCAGCTTCCCGCGGCCTTTGTAGAGGGCGAGCTGGACCATTACAGCCCCAGCGAGGTGCGCACCTGGGCGATGAATACGCGCCACGCGGCCACCGCCGCATCCAGCTCGGCTTGCGTGGTTGCAGCACGCATGGTTGATTGCGCGGTAAAGCGGGTGGAGCGCATCGCCAGCACCGCCGCACGCAGGCCATTCGCGCGGGCGATGATGAGGTCGGCGGATTGCTGGTCGGTGATGCCTGCGGTGGCCGCGTAGTCCGCCACATAGGGCGATGCCGTGCCGGTGTAGCCCGCCGCCTGAAATGCCAGGGCGGCTTGTTCGGCCTGCTCGTATTCCGGTGCGCGGCCGCCGATGACGGCGGCATAGATGGCGTCCACATCGGCGTAGGTTTTATTGATAGCGGAGGTGCGAGCATCCTCCTGTGGAGGCTGTTCAGCGGGCGTCACAACGACCCATGCTCCGTCTTTCCAAAAGCACCCCTCTATAGTGGGGTTGTATTCTGGCACGGCGAATCCCGCCCTCAGCATCCAGTCCGCTGGGGTGTCGGTTGGGATGTGCTCAAGTGTGTCCGGATGGTATGCGTCTCTCATGCTGTGACTCCTATTTTGTTGAGAAGGTTGTATGAATCCGCCCACTGGGCGTGGCCGCGCCAGGATGCGATAAAGCGGCCAAGCGATAGCTCATCGCCCCGCGCTCGGAATTTAAATATCTTGCGTTTCGCGGCAACCACCGATTGTTTTCGCAGCAGCTTATGCGTCGGCCAGATGCGATAGCCAAGCCAGTCCAGCCCTTGCGTGATCTTGCCGATGCTCCACTTTGAGAAGCGCAGGCCGAGCTGTACATCGGAGAACCACTTCAAGCCTTGCTGCAACACGGCCAACGCCTCGCGGCTGTGAGCGAAAACAACCGTGTCGTCCATGTAGCGCAGCCAAGCCTTGATGCGCAGGGTATGCGTCAGATAGCGGTCGAGCACATGGCCGTAGACGTTGGCGAAGAGCTGACTGGTGAGGTTTCCGATGGGCAGGCCGCGCCCCGTCTCGGGCAGAAAGGTGGTTATCAGTTCCAGCGTGGCCGTGCAGCTCACCTTGCGCTTGATCTCGCCATACAGAACCACGCGATCGATGCTGGCGAAATACTTGGAGAAGTCCATCTTGAGCCAGTGCGTGTATCCCCGTCGCATAATGGCCTGCGCCTCGATGGCAGCGGTGTGCGTTCCGCGCCCTTTGCGGCAGGCGTAGCTGTTGGGCAGGAAGGTGCGGTCAAATATCGGCTCGATGACTGCACACAGGGCGTGCTGCACCACGCGGTCGCCGAACGGCAGCGCCGAAATCTCTCGCCGTTTTGGCTCGTTCACAAAAAACAGCGTCGGCTCAGATGGGCAATAGGTTCCGTTCTTCAGCGCCTCAGAGAGTGCGCGCAGGTTCGCCGCCAGATGCTGCTTGAATTGCAGATGGCCACAGCTATAGCGCTTGCCCTTCGCTGCCTTCTCGTAGGCGCGATACAGGTTCGGCATGCTAGCGATCTTGCCGATCAGGTTCTTGTGCTTCTTACCCATGCTGCCCTCTATGGTTGTTCAGTTGCAAGTGCGTCTTTCGAGGCTTCCTACTCGACGTTCCCTTGACCGCGTAATGTGTTCGCCGAAGCGGGATGGCGTGGCTGACCATAAAAACTGCATGATCTGCATCGGCGGCCTTAACCATCCGAAGCGGGTGAAACTTATCGTCACAGGCGGCACGCAACCCAATGTTCCAGTTCGAGTTCCACGGGTAGTTGTTCCAATTGGAAGCCCGCGAACCGGAGTTCGCGCCGTTCGTGCGCGTGCCGCTTTTATCCACGTTCACCCCTTGCGGCTCTGGCCTTAATCCAAGCGCCGAGCATCTTTCCGGTTTCAGCGAGGTGGATACTTGCCACCTCGGCCTGATGCCGACTGATCAACTTGCGCTTGCCGTCCGCCAAAAACCGCACCATGTATCTCAGATCGGATAAGCCTGCATCAGCCAGATACAGCTTAGAGACTTGTCCAGACTTGCCCGCCTGAGAAAACATTCCTACTTGCTCAAACATCGCGCCAATGAATCGATCACGTGCCACGTGATGTGTGCGGCGGATGTTGAGCACAATCGGATACATATAATTGATGAAGCCCTCGAAGCGCTCGACGATGGCGAGCTGCCTCTGGCTGGCGAATTCATCACTTAAAGTCTCCACGGTCGCTTTCGCTCCCTATACAGATTGCAAGTGGTCACAGGCGGCACGCAACCCAATGACCCAGTCCGAGCCCCACGGGCAGACGCTCCAATAGGAAGCCCGCGAACCGGAGTTCGCGCCGCCCGTGCGCGCGCCGCCTAGCAGCACCCGCGCCAGACCGTATGTGCCGAAGGTGTAAGTCTCGCCGCGCTGCGAACCTGCTGCACCTGTATTGCCGTTGACTTGCTTCCATGACCCTGCTGGGCTGGCCGCTTCGCGGTAGAAATTGGAGTCTTGACCCCATACCCAATGGTGGCCTGATGCCTGCTCGATACCGTACTTGCTGGTGTAGCCTGCATTGCGCTGCGTGGTCGGGTAGGTCGCGGCAGTGGCGTCGATGGACTGATTTTCGGTCACGCCATAAGCGGCCTCTACAAACTCGCTCTCCCACATCAGGCGCTTCTTATTAGCTCTTGCAAGCTCGTTCGCCACCCACCAGTTCAGCGATGGGTAGGTAGTCACGCCGTTGCCGCCAAACGCGGCCGGAATCTTCGGCAAGACGGTGTGCGACGCGATGTTCGTGCCTGATTTGCTGGTGCCGTTAGTGGCGGTATCGGTTGAGCACAGGTAGATGTCCACCCATACCTGCCCGCCCACCAAAGCCATACCGCGCGGGTCGGATGCCGCTGGGCGGAACTTTAAGTCCCAGATGGAATACTTGTTGATACCAGCGATGTCATCTACATCGCCCTGCACCCATATCTTGCCGTTGCCCGTGGTGGCGAACGAGCCGCCTGCCACCGTCGTGCCCGCAGCGACTAGGCCGTAGTGAAAGCCGCCGATCTTGCGCCAATTGCCCGCACTTGGCGCGCTGACGAAATCGGTTGTAGCTTGGATTGTGGCATCGTCCTTAATCCAGACAGCGTAGTCGGTGCCGCCTGCGAGGGTTGGCATGGTTACGGCGGTATCGGCGACGAACGTAACGACAGTTCCAGCTACATCCACCTTCGTTCCAGCCTTAATCGAAAGTGTGTCAGCCGCTGTTTTGGCAAAGGCGGGGGTTAGCGGGTCGGCCTTGTAGAGTAATCCGGGAGCAAAGTAGCCGATTTCCGACCGGATCACATCCCCCATTGTTTCCCAGTCTGTGTTTGCCATATTCCGGCGCCAGCGCGTGCCGTCGGTTAACGTCACTTCCATGCCGGCCGCCAGATTGGTGGTCGGTAATGAGGCGCTGATCACCGGCGCAAACTGTTTTGCTGTCGCCGTGCCGTCGCTGTGAACACGGAACAGCGAAGAAACTCCGGTCTCGTCGTTTATTCCAATTTCGTCAAATCCAGCAGGAATATTCCCGATATTCCCGTTCGCCAGGACGTCCGTCAGTGACACGGTGGCGCTGTCACTCGCCGGCCATGTGCTGCGCTGGACGCCGCCGAGCGTTATGCTAAGCGCGGATACTGATGTGGCGCTAACATTGCTGTGCGTACCGTCGGCATTATGCTGCGGGTCAACTGCTGCGCCGATCCGGTTGACCTCGGACTCAATCGCCGTCGAGTCTGCGATCAATTGGGTGCGCAGGTTGGTGCCGGAAACGGCGGCGGCGACTGATTTAAGTAGAAGTTCGATGCTCATGATTGCTCCTTGTTGTTATCCGATAACTTGCATAATGATGGCGCCGTTGGTGCCAGGAAACCCGGCAAATAATGGTCGGTTCAAAATTTGCCCGCCGCCGCCCCCTGCTGTGGATATCGCATTTGGTGAAATTACCAGCACGGGCAGCCCGTTTATATTTTTCTCGGCAAATCCAACAAACGATCCACCGCCACCACCTCCGCCGCCGGCGGCCCCTAATCCATAAACCGTATCCCCGTCTCCTGGTAATCCATCAAGATTGATTCTTCCGATTGAAATAAATACAGACCTTGCCGCCAAAAATAACCCGGCCCCCGCATTCCCACCAGAGTGTCCGCCAAAGACATAATCGTTATACTGGCCGGATCCGGTTGCGCCAGGCGACCCTCCAAGCATTGTTGGAATTCCTGTAATGCCAAGCCATGTCCCATTGCCATCAATATTTGTTGGTAGCGGAGAAAGTAATGGTGTTGTTGCATGAATACCGATTGCGCCGCGCCCGCCAACAAAAGGATACCCGGCAGATTGGGTATTACCTCCATCCCCGCCATTGCCAAAGAATCCAGGTGGGGATGCATTAATTCCATTTTCGTAAGGTCCTGAACCGGTTAGATATACATCTTGCGCTCCTTGATTCCCGCGCCCACAACCATCCACTGTGCCGTTGATCGTCACTGATCCGGTTGAAAACAGGCGAACCGTGCCGTTGATGGTGATGGTGTGCCCAATGCCCAGCGAGATATCGCCGTCCACCCAATAGTCGCCTGACGGCAAATCACCGCCATCCACAAAAACATAAGGAGCGGTGGCGCCGGAGATCACTGTCGGATGGGTGGCGGCAGTGAGCTGGGTGCCGACCTGGTAGGCGGAGTCTGCAATGATGGGCGGGGTGAAGTCTGGCGTCGGCGGAACCGCCACAGTGACCGGCACGATGGCAGATGCGATAGCGCTGACGGTCTCTGTGGCGGTGATGTTCGCGGTGCCGTCTGCCACGGCGGTGACGATGGCGGAAACAGATGGCCCGGCTGGCACGCTGGCAACGCCGGAATTTGAGCTGGCCCAGGTGAATGTGGCGCCGTGCACCACTGCGCCACCCGCGTCCTTTGCTTGCGCAGCGAATTGTTGAGTCTGCCCTGCCTCGAATTGCACGGTTGAGGGTGAGACCGTCACGCTGGCGACGGGGTCGGTGTTCGCGGTGTCCATCACAGTA